TCCGACATCCGTACAAGACGAAGAGATCGTTGCTCTAGCCGAAGAGTCTGCTGCCAAGAAAGGTGGTAAGAAAAATGGTGGAACTGTATCTGGCAGTGATCCTGCTGTGTAAAGACGTTACCAACTGCGTACTCGGTACAACCCAAACCCTGCATACAACTCAAGAAGATTGCGCTGTCGAATTGAACGCGCAGGTTGAGCTTTGGAGCGCCAAGGGGTTTGGGGCTTTTGGGCAGTGTATGCCTGCAAAACTAGAGAATGTAAAAGACTCATGAAAGCTGCAAACGTAAAACGAAACGGCAGTTCTCTGGAATATCGTGGACACAGCTTCCCCGGATTCAACAAGCCTATCGCTGCCCCGAAGGGTGACACGCACAAGAAGATGGTGCTCGCAAAGAAGGGTGACGAAGTAAAGCTGGTCAAGTTCGGTCTTCGTGGAATGGAAGACTTCACCCAGCACCACGATCCAAAGAGACGTGCAAATTACTTGGCGCGTTCTGCGGGTATCAAGAACAAGAACGGTGAGCCAACCAAGAACGATGTGTTCAGTGCTAACCACTGGGCGCGGAAGGAATTGTGGTAATGACAACTCTGCAAGACATTATGAATAGCGTGCGCGTAGATCTTCAAGATGCTGACGCTGTACGGTACACCGACCCACAACTGTTGGAGTACTGCAATGACGGCATCAGGGCTGCGTTCCGCGTTCGTCCTGATTTCTTGCTCGGTGGGTTTAATGGCACCGTCTCTACGTACACAGCAGACCAAGAAGTGCCTCTTGACTGGCAGTACGTTCCCCTCCTGAAACAATACGTCGGTGCACGAGCTGAGTTCCGTGACGACGAATATTCCCAAGATGGTCGTGCCGCTGCATTCCTTCAAATGTTTGAGATTGGAATGCGCAAATGACCAACCACACTTCATTCCTTGATTACGTCATGCCTCATGTGCCCGGTTGCACGAAGGCGATGGCGCTACTCGAAATCAAGAATACGATCATTGATTTCTGTGAAAAGTCCCTGATCATTCAAACCGACCACGATCCCATTACAGCAATTGCAAATGTAATGGATTACGACTTTGAGCCACCCACAGGAAAGCTCGTCGTAAAGATCATGCGTGCTTGGTACAAAGGTGTCGAGCTTGATCCACAGGCAATCGATACCGTATCCACCCCATCCATATTCAATCAAAGCTCGGGTTATATCGTAGACCGTGGCGACCCACGTCAGATGCTACAGAAGGATGCCCGCAGCTTTTCGGTTTATCCAATCCCAAAAGAGACGGCAGCAAATGCAATAACAATGCGCGTCGCTTTGAAACCTACACGTACAGCAACGAGTATCGATGACTTCATCTATGAAGATTACGCCGAAGTGATTGGTAGTGGCGCTATTGCTCGTCTTGCGCTATCGCCGGGTAAGCCGTATTCAAACACCCAGCTCGCTATGGCACGTAACGCTTTGTATATATCTGGTCTTGATGTTGCTCGTGATCGTGCCCAAAACGGCTACGTTCGTGCGAGTAAGCAAGTTCAGATGCGGAGAATTTAATGGCAGAAAGAATAAAACTAGTACAAGGCGACACTCGTCCATACGTGCGCATCACTCTTAAAGACTTGGATGGAATACCAATCGATGTCTCGACTGCGGACGTTCTGTTTAAGTTCCGTGCCGCTGGCTCTACGACGACCCTATTCCAAACTCCGTGCACAAAACAGACAGGCGGGCACGATGGAGTTGTTGTGTTCAGCTTTCCCTCTGGTGCATTGAACGTAGATCCGGGTCCATACGAGGGAGAGATTGAAATTGACTTCGGTGCTGGTGACATCCAAACCGTCTACGACTTATTGAAATTCACTGTGCGCGCGCAGTTCACCTAACTAGGAGAAATAAATGGCAGCAATGTCCGACTACCTTGAGAACAAGCTGATTGATCAAATCTTTCGCGCTCAAGCTTACACATTTCCAACTACGCTTTATGTTGGTCTTCTGACCGCAGCACCGTCCGATACTGGCGGTGGTACTGAAGTTACTGGTAACGCCTACGCTCGTGCGTCTGTGACAAGCAGCCTTGCGAACTGGGCTGGCACTCAGGCAGCAGCATCTACGGTTGCATCGTCTGGTACTACTGGCACAACTTCAAACAACGGCTCGATCTCGTTCCCAACTCCTACAGCAGCTTGGGGTCTGGTTACTCACTTCGGTATCTACGATGCAGCAACGGGCGGCAATTTGCTGTTCTATGGCGCATTAACCATTCAGAAGACTATTAACCAAGGCGATACCGTTTTGTTCCCTGCTGCTACTCTTTCTATCCAGATCGATAACTAATGGCACTGGTAATAGCTGATCGCGTCCAAGAGACAACGAATTCGACTGGGGCTGGATCAGTAACACTGGCGGGTGCAGTAACAGGCTTTAGACCTTTCTCCACCATCGCGAATGGCAACAAGACTTACTACTGCATCACGGATGGCACAAACTGGGAAGTGGGTATAGGCACATATACCTCCGCTACTAATCAGCTAAGTCGTGACACCATCCTTGCCTCCTCCAATTCCAACAGTGCAGTATCCTTCGCGGCTGGTCCGAAAACAATCTTCGGTACTTATCCTGCTGGGCGCTCTGTTGCTCTCGCTGCAAACGGTGCTTTCCGTTTCCCTGAGTGGACAACTGCTACCCGTCCTTCCTCCCCTCAGTTGGGTGATATTGGATTCAACACCACGCTCTCATATCCAGAGTGGTATGACGGAGCGCTATGGTTTCCTTTAAGTGATCAGCCCAGCTACGTAGTTGACTACCTCGTAGTAGGCGGTGGCGGTGGAGGCGGTGTACAGGGTGGAGGTGGTGGTGCTGGTGGCTACCTCACTGGAACAGCGTATCCGTTCACTCGTGGTACGGCATACAGTGTTGCTGTTGGTGCTTCTGGTGCAGCCAATACAAACGGTGGTAATTCAACATTCGCGACGATTACATCAATTGGTGGTGGTCGCGGTGGTTGGGCTGCTGGAACGGTTGCGGGTGGCACTGGTGGCTCTGGTGGTGGCTCTGCCGTTGTAGCTGCGGCAAGTACTTCTGGTGGATCGGGAACTGTCGGACAAGGTAATAACGGTGGTGCCAACGCGGGTAACACTGGAGCCTACGGTGGTGGTGGAGGTGGTGGTGCTGGCGCTGTTGGTGCAGCAGGTACAGGAACCGCTGGTGGTGCAGGTGGCGCGGGATTAAGTTCCTCTATTTCTGGAACCGCGACTCTCTATGCTCGTGGTGGTGGTGGTGGCTTATTTACAGGTACTACTGGTGGGGGCGCTGCAGGAACGGGTGGTGCCGGAACTGGTGCAGCTGGAAATAACAATGCTGGCTCTGGCGCTGCGAACACAGGCGATGGTGGTGGTGGGTCCGGTACGACAGTTGGTGCAGCCGGTACGGGTGGTTCTGGGGTTGTCATTCTCAAATACAACGTGGCGCTAACATTGACCGTCGGTGTGGGTCTGACCGCCAACACCGTAACTAACGGTAGCTTCAAGATAACCACATTCACGGCTGGCAGCGGCACAGTCTCTTGGAGTTGATGGATGGCGCACTACGCATATATTGATCGAAACTGGATCGTGACGGAAGTGATCACTGGCATTGATGAATCGAACTTTGATTGGGAGCAGTTCTACGCTAATCAACGCGGCATGTTGTGCAAGCGTACTTCGCTGAGAACATATGGTGGGCAGCACCCCGAAGGCAAGCCGTTCCGCAAGAACTACGCAGGCATTGGACACACATACGATCCAGTACGAGACGCATTTATTCCTCCAAAGCCAGATGGTGATTGGACGCTTGACGAAGACACTTGCCTCTGGGTAGAGAACACAGCCTGACTACCCTCACACAATAATGGGTAGATAAGAATGCTAGGTTTTTCCGCCATATCGCAGGCACCGATAAGTAGCCTTGTCGATACCACTACATCCAATACGGTAGACACGTCCCTCTCTAATGGCGCGTTTATCAATGGCTGGGTACTTAACGGCTACCCAATCAACTCGAACGTATATACCGGTTGGGGCGGCTTCGCTGGAGGCTGGGCTGAAGGAGCTGGTGTATTTACGCTTACCATTCCTCTGGGTGGTGCTGCGTACTCCGAGTCTTCGGTAAGCCCGAACCTCACCCCGACAGTCAACTGTGTGCCCTATCCGATAGCGGCGCAGACGACTGTTTCTGGTGATCTACAGCACACTGTTCCACTAGCTGGGTCAATCTCCAGCTCGACGGTTGTCACTGGGTCTGTCGAGAAACAGGCAAATCTGAATGCCACTCTGTCGGTGGTATCCAGCGGATCTGGTCTTACCAAGTCCACGATACCTCTTGGTGTCCTCGCTCAAGGTGTGGCGACAGGTGCCGGTACATTCCGCCTGACGATTCCGATTGCTGGTTCCGGGCAGAGTGTTGCGGCTGTTGCGCCTCTCCTGACCCCCCAGAAGAATCTGGTATCGAGTATCGCTGTAGCGTCAACCGCCACAGGTGCTCTCAGTAAGGTAGATACCCTTGGTGCTGCACCAGTTGTGGTATCGACTTGTACTGCTGCACTCAAGCAGACCACACCAATGGCTGGTACGGGTGCCTCGACTGTTACGCAGAACGTAACACTGAATATCAACAAGCAGTTCGCTTCGACGATAGCCTGTGTCACCACGATTCCGGCATCACCTATCGAAGTAGACAAGGTGCTGATTGCTCCGCTGCAAGTGGTTTCGACTGGATCTGGCTCGATCAAGCAAACCACGCCGGTGGCTGGAGCTGCATTTGGCGAAGTAAGCGCACCAACAGATCTCAAGCTCGTCAAGCCTATTGCTGGCTCTAGCAGTTCTGTAGCGACTTCTACTCCGACACTGCGGGTAGACGTTGTTATCACCGCAACCGTGTTCACCGTTGTCACGACAAGTGCAGCGTTGAGCATGACGGAGAAGCTGGAAGGTGTTGCTGGAACTGGCGCGATTTCAAACATCGCGAATGCAAACCTGCGTCTGGTCAATACGCTAGGCGGTTCGCTTACCTCATCCACAGAGATACTCGATTCGTACCTAACCAGTGTGCATCTGGTTTTCTACGAAAGCATTCTTGGTGGAAGTACCTTCGACGCGACAGCCGACTACATTTTCGCTGACGCAGTTCTTCTTGATGGCGTACCAGATATTAACCACACAGAGATTGTTCTGACTGCTGCGGTTCTAGATGCAGAGGCAATCACAGCTTCTACAGGTGTGTACGCGGATGTGGGCTACACACAGATTATTCCAGAGGCAAAAGTAATGGATGTTTCCTTTAAGAAAGCAGCATAGTTGGAGCACATTGAATGGCATATAAATTTACAAACAACGCATCCGCCACGTTAGCCGGATCAATCTCGTCTACGACGACAACGATCACGCTGACTGCTGGTATGGGTGCGTTCTTCCCGTCTCTAGTG